TTACTCTTGAACCACGTTCTAAAAGAGCTACGGTCGTACCAACAGCGGCCTGTTGATTCCCGTCCCCAACCTGCATGTCAGCAATGGACGCGAATCTTTGTCCTGCTTGAACTACAATTCCCATCAGCTGTAATAAAGTTTGTGACGGTTCTTTGTAAGGTAAGAATACAAAAGCATCTTTTAAATTACCACCTGGAGTGTCAACATCTTTGAATTCTCCTGGTTGTATATTTGCGGCATCATCTTTTACTCTGACACCTCGTTGTTTAAATCCGGCCGGCAGGTTTGATAATGTACCTGCGTCTAGTAACTGACGGAGAGCCGCAGTTGCAGTACGACTCAATCCGCCAATCATGTGTATCAATCCTAAACCATAAAATCCTAGTCCTGGCAGAAACTTAAAGTGGACAAAATATTGGATTTTCTTTTTGGTTGGATCATTGGGCGCAAAGTTTCGTCTGATAGACAAAACTTTCCTACTACCTTCTTCGATTGTAACGATGTAAGGCAATTTTATTCCAGTTGGTGCTCCGTCGGGACCAACATCTTCAAAACCTTCTAAATCTAAATTAACGTGGCATTCTAGAATTGTGTATAGAGGGTCGGTTCTTTGAGATTTATTAATTCCTTCTACTTCTCTCTCTTTTTCTTCTAAATCATTTGTTATTGTTCCAGTTGGTTTTGTCAGTTCTATGTCTGAATAAAAACCAGCTACTTGTTGTTTACGTAAATCATTTTCTGACATCTTAACAACATGAATGACTGATTCCGCATCGTCTAATGAGGTAGCCGTATACGGAACAACAAGGTCATCTGCAGGAATAAACTTAGAAACAGCTCTTCCCATTAATTCGTCATAATAAACTTTTTTAAAAGTCGAACCTGATAAAGGTAAATAAAATAACATTTGATCAAACTCGGGTTCGTATTCTTTCATTTGATCCATGATCTGATAGTTCATAAAATTTTTTACTCTTAAAGCCTGTGCTTCTTTTGCAGCATCAGTCGCGCCCATTACTTGAGTTCGTACAGGTCCATCTGCAGGTAATAATTCTTTATAAGCTAATGATTGAAACTGTGTAACAGCTTCAGCAAGAACTGGGTGAGTTGCACCAGATGCTCCTTGAAAAGGTTCTGTTCTGTTTGTGTATTTAAATCCTAAAAGATCTAAGCCAGTAATATAAGCTCTTTCCCATTCGGCTCTTGAAGTTTTGTACTCCATGTAATCATTTTGTAATTGATTACCAATTTCATCAGTATCGTCTTCTGGAAGTAATTCATTTAAGTTTGCAAAATGATCTCCACCTTCTTGAGGCATCGGCATTGCATTAGGGTCAAAATCAATTGTAGCCCCGGTTTCGTCTTCTGTAATTTCTACTGGTCCTTTACCTAACTCTTCTGCAACATCGACTTCTTCCATTTGTTCTCTTAGAACGTCATCTTCCGGTCGCTCGTTAGGGAGACTTTTATCCATATCTGCCATATTTATTCTCCTATACTTTCTTAACTTGTTTTGATGGTAATTTCAACCCTTGTGATAAAGGTCCCTTTTTAGGTGGCACTGCCCACCATTTAAAACCAGGATTAGCTCTCAGCTTTTGCGCTAAGTTTGGTTTTTTCTTATTTGCTGGTTTATTTTTTATACTCATATTTACTCCTTAATGTTGTTATACCACCTTCTGATTTTTGATCACGTTTATTTATATATTTAGTTGTATTGACACCCATTAACTCTGGATATCTAGATTTTAAATCTAATACATCTTCAAATCTTATTAAATTATCTGGGTCCACGTTTCTTTCTAAATTAAATCTATATAATTCTTGAGGATAATTTTCTGCCATTTCTTTAATTAATCTTTGTTCGTCTCTATTTTTTTTTGCATTTAAAGTAATAATTTCATTTTCTATAACATTACCTATATTACCAGAAGTATAATTAAGTTGTTCTTTTTGCATAGGAAAAGACGCTCTGTTTTCTTCTTCAATTTTATCTAAAGTTGTTCTTTTTATATCCTTAAACGGTTTACTAAAAAATTCTTGTCCACCAATGTTAATAGGTGCACCAGCTTCACTTACTTGTAAATTAGTTTTATAGCTTTTAACCATATTATCTCGTTCTTCAATTGTGTTTTTAATTTTTTCATTTAATTGTTTTTTTAAAATACCATAATCTTCTTTTCGTTGATCTATTGATTTACCTAATATAGCTTGAGGTTGACTTAAATCCATAAACGCTTTGTCTGCTGTAAATTTACTTTTATAAATAAGATCATTTATTTCTTGATCCTTAGCATTTAAATCAGTTGCTTGTTTAAATATTTCTCCATCACCACCGTTTTTTACAAAAAGATCTTTAATTTCATTTATTCTTGCTTTGTCACCTGTTTTAAGTAAATTAAACGACATTGCTTGAACTGCATTACCTAATGCTACACTATCAGACTGTTCTTTACTTTTATTGTTTGCATAATCTAATGCTCCTATAACTAGATCAACAACACCAAATCCTTTACCGACAGTTCCTGCTGTTCCTTTTGCTGCATTTTTTACTGCTTGAGCTGCTTTAGAATTTAATATTTTTTGAACTGCTTTATCTTTCATAAACAAGTCAGTATTGAATCCTGAACTTAATGTAGTCCCACCTTTGCCGTCGATGTAATCTATTAATACATCTTCTGTTTTAATTTTAGGGTCTATATCTGATAAGAAAAAATTTTTATCTTTGTAAACTTTTTTTATATTTTCTTGAGAAGCTTTTCCATAAGAGTCTAATATAGCTTCATCAAGTTTTTCATTATAATTTATTTTAGGTGATTGAACTTTATTTTTCTTTGAAAACTCAGAAGAAGTTTTATTAAAACTTTTTATTGCATCTTCTATTGGAACAATTTCTCCATTCCACTGCATTGAAGTTTTACCTTCGTTTAACGCATTCATTATTCTTTGAAAAGGTAAGTCAATTTTATCTGCTTTTTTTGTGTTAATTAATTTTTTAATACTTTGAACTTTAGTTGTATAACCTGGTGCTATGTCAGCTAAAGCACTCATTGAAAAAACTTCATCTAAATTTTGATTTTTTAAAATTTTTTTAGCTCTTTCTGAACGATAAGTATCAGGATCTAAACCAAGATTTTTATTTATAAGAGCCATTTTATAATCTCTTAAAAGACCAGAAGAAAATCTAAAACCTTTTTTCTTAAACCCTTGTCCCGGTGCTGACTCATCTTCAATACCACTTAATATAGTATCATTAATATCATTTATAACATTTTGTGTAGGTAATCTCATTCCATCTGGTTTATCTCTTAGACCTTTTATAACTCTTAAATAACTCATCACATCATTATCTGTTTGTCTAACCAATGATTCTGCTTTTCTTAAATCTTCTATAGACATATTTTTCATGTCTCCTTTTGGAAATTGATCTCCATAAATAGTTCTAGCTAAATCTTCACTGTTTGATAAATCTGGATCTAATTTAAATTCATCATTAATTATTTTTAAAACATTATTTTTAGTTTCCATTGTTACAGCACTAGCTTTAGCAAAATTTGCTTTAGCAATTGCTTTTTTTTCTTCTTGTCCTAATTTATTAAGAAGTCCACCTTCATAAGTATCTGGCCCAACTTTTTTACCTAACGATCTTGTTATTAACTTATTTCCTTTTTGCTTATCTAAACCAAAATGTTCTAAAATAACTGGACGTGAAATATATTCACCGTTTTTAATTTTATCTTTAACAAAAATAACTATATCTTTTTTAATTTTATCTGTTTGATACCTACTCATTGGTAAACCTGCGTCAGCTCTTAGTTTAGTTGCTTCTTTATTAAAAATATTAATTGTTTTTTTTGTAACGTTGTCAAAATCAGCTCCCAAACCTCCAATTCTAGGTGTGTAAGTTATTCCTGCTTTTTTAAGTGCATCAACTATAATTTTATATGATTGAGGATTTTTTTTCTGACCTGCAGCACCTAAAATTTTTTGAAAACTTAAAGGAGTAAAAATATTTTGTTCTTTACCAAAAGATAAGGCACTTAAACCATCTGAAAAACCCATCCGTCCACCTTCAGCTGCATTTTCTCTTATAAACTCTGGAGCAAAATCTTTTAATGGAATAGGTTTTCCTTTAGATCCTTCCGGTCTATCTTCTAAATATTTTAAATAATATTCTCTAGTTTCATCTTCAATTCCAGCCATAGGATTTCTATCTTCAAAGTCATCGAATGGATTTTGTACAGGCGGTAACTCTGATGCAGGTTTCATGGTCCCTGGACCAAACTTCTCGTTTATCATGTTTTTAATTCTATCAGTCTCAGCACTAGCTATTCTAAAAGCTTCTTCGTCTTCTTTGACTAATTGCTGAAACATGCCACGACTGTCTTCGGAAGACGTTGCATAGTTCTTGAACCATCCCTGTGCTTTAAAATAATCGTTGCTCATATTAAGTTGGGTCGTAGTATTGACCTGTACTATACCCCTCCGTTGCAAACTCAGTTGGATCCTCTCCCATTTGTTTTAAAACTTTTTTCTTTTTAATAGATTCGGATATATCTTTAATTAAAAGTTTTTCACCACCTAGTTCTGCAAGTTCTGATGTATCAGAATACAAACCTTTAACATCACCTACAGCATTTTCTCCCATCGTTAATTCATAATCATCAACACCAAACATTGTTTGTTCTGGAATACGTTCAACTGCTTCAAACTCATCTGCCGGTTTAACACCCTTAGTTCCTTCATCAGCAATGCCTGGTGTGTATCTCATATTAACACTTTCGCCAAGTGCAGTGTTTCCACCAATATAATCTACATCAACCTCACCAGTTCTTGTGTCATAGTAAACGTCAACTTTACCAGTTGGTGTATCTAATGATTTTACAACCTGACCATCTTTAAGTGCATTATTTTTTGTAATATCTGTGCCCTCTCTAAGAGCTTTATTGACTAATGGTTGTAACCATGCCGGTGCGCCTGAGCCACCATCTATAATTACTTCGTCAATTACTTTTTTGCTCACGGCTCCTGAATCTTTGCCAAGTATTTTAGCAAGTCCTGTTTTAAGAGCTACAACACCTGCTGCAGTTCCACCTAAAAATTTTAAAAACCCTCTACGACCTTTGTCAACTAAACTACCACCTGCATAACCTTGTCTCAAGCCTGCAATACCACCGTCTGCTAATTGTTGTACGGGACCTGAAGTAAAACCACTTGGTGGTTTTCTTGCATCCGATAAATTTTTATTAAGTATTCCTCCACCAAGTAATTGTCCTAAGCCTCCGCCTGAAGATTGTAATTGACCTTGTAACTGTGGTCCGGAATATGTTGGTTGGTTAGGATCTGTACCTGCATCATAACTTTTTTTAAAGTCTTCGAATGTCATGTTTTCTCCATATAAAACATTTCTAGTGTATGGATTTATTTTTCTTTGTTCTTTAACGTTTGTTTGGAGTTTATCATAAGCTTGTCTTATAGGATCTGCAGTTTGTGTAAGGCTAGGTCCTTGTGTTGCTATTGGAGTTGCTGGCATTAGATTACCAAAAGGATTGTCGCTTTTTGGTTTTATAGGCATTGATGGCATAGTATTGCTTCCGTCCGCTATATTTTCAAAAGTTACAGGAGCCCTAGTTCCATCTGCTTTCATAAGACCTGTAGGAGCATTGTTCATATCTTCTGCTATTTGTTTTCTTTCTTCTATAGATTTAATTTTAAATTGATTTGCAGGTTGACTATCTTCACCAAGTAATCCTCCTAAGCCTCCACCATAATCGTAAGGATTTGTAGGAGCGGTGATCGCAGGTTTATTTACCATGCCTTCATTATCCATTCCAACCGGAGCTACATACGGGTTAGTAACTTCTCCTGCAGGGCTTGAATCATACAACTCACTACCACTAGACTCATAACCAGAAACAGAAGGAGTAACAGCACTTGCTCCACCACCTCCAGACTCTGCGCTACCTAGGGTATTTTGTGCTTGTTCTATAGATTGATTTATTTGTTGTAACTGTTCTTCAGCACTAGACACGCCGGTATTTAGCTGACCTAGTCTTGAATGAATTGGTCCGCCTTCTTCGTAACCAGCACGTCCGCCATTTGCATAACCTTTTTGTTCTACATACTGGTCATATTCTTCTCGTGTCATAGGTTCAGCATCACTAAAAAAACCACCTTTGTCATCAAATTTTTTAGCTACTTCAAAAGTTTGATCAGGATCAAAAGCACCAGTTAGTTGTCCAATCTTACCTTGTTTATCAATAATATTTTTTTGTTGATCTGTAATTAAACCTAAAGTCATATCTTCCATATTATATTCTGGATTTGTAACTTGTTGTTTTGTTTCATCATATATATTTTTTAATTTCATTAAGTCTCTAAGTTCAGTTCCTAAAATCATAGGATTGTACATATAAGCACCTGTTCTTAAAATTCCTCTTGTAAGAGGAGTGTTATAACGACTACTTTTTA